AGCACCATCGATGGTCCCGATGACATGTTTGTTATCGGTGCATTTGAGATTTTGGAGACTCGCGCTGGTGATGTTCTCCGTTACAAGGTTGCTGCGTGTCCTATACCTGACAGCCCTTGTATTACTGAAGACCAAATTGATTTTATCTATGACCAATGTGTCACCCAGACGTCTTCTGGGTTTAAAATAGATAACGCAAGATTTTTAATGTTGTTTGCCTTATTTACGGGAGCATCCGCTTCGGACCCGTTGGCAGACATGGTCATTGCAAACTCATTAGCTTTTTATAACTATGTGTTTACGATAATGATGAGTATTTTTATTGTATTTATTATGACTGGGATGTATCAAACCTTTATGGTTCTCCTTAGTTTTGTTAGATTTTCCAAAAGAGAATTTAATGATGCTAAGGCTTTTCTCCAGCTTGAATACGCCTCTGGAAAGGTTTTTCTCCAGGGTGAATATGCTCTTTTTAAACATTTTAGTAAAAATGAATTTGCACAACTTCGGGAAACAGTTGATACTTATATGAAATTTCAAGCTTTGCTTGGAGTTATAACAACGCTACTTGGTGTAGCTACTCTTTTTAAGAGTAATACTGTTTCTCTCTCAGATGTAAAAATGTCTACTCAAGGGATACGTCAAACAGCAAATCGTGCTGGTATGTTCACCACAGGTTTGTTATCCCTATGCATTCTTGTCTTAGCACCTGTCATGGGTGCTAAGAAAGTTTTGAAATTCATTGAGCCGATACTCGGAGTTCTTAGAAGAATTCCCTATGCTACGTGGCTTGTGAATTGGTTGAGTAAATGGTGGGATGGTAAAGTTTCATTTGATGAATTACCACAAACTGAATCCGAATGGCAAGATATTTTTGAACATGCCGATAAGGATGATGAGTTAACGGATGCTCTTGCAGAGGTCCGCGAAGTTGCAGATAATATTACTTCTAAATATGAAAAACAGAAGGCTGCTGCAGCTCAACTCCCGCCAGAAGTCGTTTGGTTTGTCTTTGAAAAAGAAGATGGAAAGTGTACTTTGATGAATAAGATCTCAAAGCGTTTAACCACTTTCGCAACTCTTCAAGACTTGATGATCGCATTAAATACTATGCGTAGGCCAAATGAAAAATTCCTTTATAAAAACATGATATATCAAAATATTGTGTTTGATGATAATAAAGGTCCAGTTGTTATAGATGATGATGATGATAGTGAAGATTTTGAAAAGGAAATCGGAAAATTTCCTGAAACAAAATCACCTTTAAAGACAAGTTCTGAGATCCCACTAGAAGATGATCCAGAAGAAAGCAGTGATGATGATCCTGTTGTTCTTAAGGTACAGCCACCCGTAACAACTGTTGAAAAGGTTGAGCCCCCACCACCAGGCTTTGATGAAGATGATGGTTATGGTTACATTGATAAAAATGGTGACTGGGTCTCCCTTGAACGTCCTGCAGATGATGACATTACCTGCACGACGAGCTTTCCAACTCCTGAGGGTGGGTACGTTACACTTGACCCCCAAGGAGCTGAGGATAGTATAAAAGTTAATCTTTTGAATCTTTCAGATATGGTTTATGAAGCCAGCCAGAAGTGTTATTCCTGGTTGTGTCGCGAGTTTTGGCGAACACCTGAAGATTTATGTGATTTCTATCTTGGATCTCGAGTTAAGAATGATAAAGTTATGAAACAATCATTTGCTCAGTTTACTACCCCTTTTGATTTAAAGGATCCTGTATTTAAGGATGGAGATGGAAATCCACGTGTCCATAAGATTGACTTAGATCACCTCGTTGGCACAACTGACTCATGGACACAATGGTTGTCCGTTAATGCTGTAATTGCTTATAATTATGTGGTAGAATATAAAAGACCACTTATTAAAGGAGCTATGTGTTTAATAGCCCTTTATGTTGCAAGTTACGGAGCATCTTATAAGAGATTAGATGAGGACATCACACTTGTTGCTAACCCTGAAAATAAGAAAGGGAAAAATAAGCACGGTCGTGGTGGTGCACAACGTGGGATCCGTAAAGGACCTAAGAATGGAAAAAGACGATTTGTTGTGAATTCTGGTGATGCTGCTATTGAAGAGCAAGAAAAGTATCAACAAGAAGAAGAACGTTTTGAAGAACCTGATGAATATGATGATGAGCGATATGACTCTCAGAAGTATATACCTGCTAAAAGGGTTAAAACAGAGTTCTCAAAGAAGGCCACTAGGGGTTTAAAAGGCCAGGGGGCGCAGGAAGTTTTAAAAGTACTGCCACCCGTTAGGCAACCTAGTGAACCTGTTCTTCGTAAGAAGATTCACAATGCGAAGAAACCAATCACTGCTAAGGCGCAGGATGTTATGAGTTTCTTTAATGCCGTTAAAAATATACATGCAACTGAATTGAAAATTCAGTCTTTTAACACTAATGCGTTGAGCGCTGGTGTATATAAATTTTGTGAGATTGTTGATGGTAAAACCGTTTACCGTTGCACTGGAACCCATGTTGGAAATAAAATATGGGTAGTCTTGCATTGCATGTCGGAAAATTTCGCTGCTAATTATAGAGCGTTTAATCATGTTAATACTTTTGATTTCAAAGCCAAAGATATGATGGTTTTTGGAGATCATTTAGCATGTTTTCCCGTTAATGGCGTTCCTTCACCCTTTAAAACTAATGCGTTAAAGGTGCTTGAAGATGCTTCCATTGTTACAGTTTTTGGATTCGTAGGTGGGCTTGAGTGCTCCCCGGATTCAAAACCCGGATTTGCTAGTCCGCAAGGATGGTGCAATTCGAAAACCGTTGATGGTGACTGTACCTCCCCTGTTCTAAACAATGATGGTAAAATCGTTGGATTTTGGACACACGGTGATGGAAAGTCATTTGGGCGGTTTGAACCCGTTACTGATGATTTAATTACTTTTGCAAAAACTGGAAGTTCCACCCTGCACTTAGGTCTGGATTTTCAGTTACGCCCCCACTCCCAATAGAACTGGTAGAGAAGGCAAATCCTTTTTGGAAGCGATACCCCACACAATATGTGGTACCAAATGGAAGGCCTAAATTTTGGGGCAATGGTACTTTATCAGAAGACCATCAAAAGTATATTAAGGACGATTTCTTTGAATTCGTTGGTTCATGTAATAGATTTCCAATGTATAAAAACAAGCGTGGCGTAGACCCGCAGGTCAAAATTTTTCTTGACCAAGAAAACATTGAGATTGAACCAAGCTGGAATTTACCAGTTCCAAACCAAGATGCTGCTTATAAATCATTGTCAAAGTACGGAAAGTCAACTCCTTTAATGGACCCAGAGATGGTAGGCAAGTTAAATTTAGCCTGGTTGTGGATGACACGTCAATTTTATCCCTATATGAAAAATGCAAGGGTTGTGTCACTTTCTGAAGCTATTCAGCGTCTTGATATGTCAACATCAAGCGGATGTCCGTTTAATGAACTTTATGTCACTAAACGTGAGTTGTTTGAAAACGATCCAAACATTTGTGAATGGTTGGAAGAAGATTGGGAATTATTGGCAGTTGATCAAAACTGGACCACAATCTTCTCTTCTAGTTTGAAGGAGGAATTGCGTACTGCAGAAAAGATAGCTGAAAATTCTATCAGAACTTTTGCTGCAGGGGCAACAGATGCCACAATTCATGGAAATCGATTGTTTGTAGATATGAATGAAAAGCTTTATGCTTCACATCTCCAATCAGCTTCCACAGTTGGTATGTCACCCTTAAAAGGAAATTGGGATAAATTATATCACAAGTTGTCCATTTTTAATAATGGTTATGCACTTGATGAATCTCAATATGACTCCTCGCTTCGCGCGTTTTTAATGTGGGGTTGTGCAAAATTTAGATATCAGTGTCTCCGTGATGACGATCGGACACCTGCAAATCTTGCACGAATTCAAACTTACTACAGAAATCTTGTTAACACTCTATTGTTAACTCCAGAAGGTCTCTTGATTTTGAAGAAATTAGGAAACCCGTCTGGATCTGTAGATACTGTCTCAGACAATACTTTAATCCTGTATTGGTTGTTAGCTTATGCCTGGATTGTAAATGCACCAGAAGAATATAACAACTATTCCGCCTTTGAAGATAATACTGCGAAAGCACTCTTAGGTGATGATAATACATGGACAGTGTCTGATGAAGCTCATGTCTTTTATAATGCTGTTTCAGTAATTGAATCTTGGAAACCAGTTGGTATTATAACCACGACTGATAGTTTAGTGTCTCGTCCCGCAGACGAGCTAGACTTTCTATCAGCGCATACTGTGTTTTTAGGGGATATAGCGGTTCCTCTATATGATCGAAACAAGCTTATGCAATCACTTCTCTTTGCTCCTCAGAAGCATATAACGCCTGAGACGACCTTGCAAAGAGTTACAAATCTGTTACAAATTGGTTGGACAGATATACCTTTCAGAAAATTTTGTAATGCAATAATAGATTGGTTATTAGCAGAGTATGATCATGTTTTAAAAGATGATGCTCGTTGGATAATGGCCAAAGCCGGAATAAAAACCGATGATGAATATTACACATTATTTACTGGAAGACGAATGGTGATGCAACCGCAAAGTATATTATCAGGAAGCGTAGAAAGATCAGAAACGCCTGATAAGTTAGCCTTTGCCGACTCATGAGTCAAGTAACTCCACAACAACAAAAGAGATCCCGTAGAAATGGACGTGGTCAGGCCCGAAAAGGGAAGAAGAAAGCCGTTTCAAATCAAATTCGACCAAAGAAGGTCGTCCGACAACAGCAAAGTCGAAGACCCCGTCAACGTAGGGGTGGTGGTATGGCCGGTATGATGTCAATTCGTACAGCTGGTGGTATTGGAGCAACCTCTTTTAAGAGTGGGCGTGCTCGTACCATAACAGTCCAGAATGAAGAATTCATTGGAGCTGTCACAGTAGCCAACCAGCCAAATTTCAATGTTGTCTCCTATCCAGTTAATCCTGGACAGTCGAGCACTTTCCCGTGGTTGTCATTAATGGCACCACAGTGGGAGAAGTATACATTCAACATGCTTGAGTTTTATTACAAGCGTGAAGTATCTGAGTTCAATGCAGCAGGTCAAGCAGGAAAAGTTATTTTCTCTGCTGATTTTGATGCGTCAGATGCCCCTCCATCTACAAAACAACAGATGGAAGATAGTGTCCCACATGCTGATGGAATGCCTTGTGAGAATTTAGTTCTCAAGCTTCCAAAGAACCAGATGCATTGGAATTCTCTTGCAAAGTATGTGCGTCCTGGCGGATTACCAGGTAGTGCTGACATCAAGACCTATGATGTTGCTAATGTTCATATAGCTACTCAAGGAATTCCTGCAAACAATGAAATCGGAGAACTCCGTGTACGTTACTCTTGTACCTTCTCCGTTCCTGTCCTTGATTCAACGACAGCAATTCCAGCAAACAATTCCGTTGCACTTTTCGAATCTAGTGCTGGTGAAGCTCTTACCTCAACCGTTGCAAAAACGATGTTGTTAGCTTCTGCTACCACCAATGGACTCCTAGCCGTAAATACAGCTGGTTCGATTGTCCTGCCACCAGGTAATTATCTAGTGGATTTTGATTGTGCTTTTGCGAATGCAGGTGGCAACAATTGTACTGTTGCGCAACTTGTTTTGCTGAAGAATGGCACACCAATTGCAAATTCGACCCAAGCTTTTGTTGGGCCAGCATTGCAGACTATTTCACAATGTGGAACAACATTTGTACGTTCAAATGGTACCGATGTGTTTATCATGAACGCTTCTGCAACGTTTGGTGCTAGTACTGAAACTGGTACTGGCTCTTTGCGATTTGTTGCTATTTAAGTTCATTATCTCAAACTATAAGTGAGATTAAAAGGTTATCATAAAATGCGTTTTATAACACTACCTCTTGATATGAAATATACGTCGCTGTTCGTGAGTTTTAGCCATATAAGTAAAAGATTAAGTTAAAAGCTCTCATCTCGAACCTTACGAGTGTAAACCAAGGTATTCAACAAGTCGTCATATTTGTTGTCTTATACGATTTTATCGTTTCTCTGACATTAGAACCTTCCGTTTGAAGCAAACTACCATCAAGGAAAAGATGTAAAAACCGGTCTTGAATTGGAAACTTAAATGTTATAAGAAAAACACTCCACATTCACAGGTTACACAGAGATTTCTTTCTACAGAACAACCAGTTAAAGCTGGAGGTATTGTTGAGTAGAAATCGGCGCAGGTTAGTTCCGCGCCCGGATTGAATTCCACAGCACCAATAGATACTGCTATTCAATACGCCTCATGTGCCTGGTGTGTTTAGTAGAAAGATCTTATCTCCGTTTAATTCTCC